ACTCAAATCACGTGGACTCCGTGTTAAAGGCGACGACACACCAATTCAGCCCGGTGAGTTCCGTGACGTGGACGTGCCCAGTGGGTCAATACGGGACAACATCCTGCCATTGCCATACAAGGAACCAAGCCAAGTACTCTACACCCTCTTCAACCAAATAGTTCAAGAAGGTCGCTCGTTCGCTTCTAGTGGAGATATGAAAGTTTCCGACATGAGCAATCAAGCTCCTGTGGGTACTACGCTAGCTATTCTGGAACGTACGTTAAAGGTAATGTCAGCGGTGCAAGCACGTCTGCACTACTCGATGAAGCAAGAGTTTAAACTTTTGAAAGTAATCATTGCTGACTACACACCAGATGACTACGACTATGAGCCAGAAGAAGGTAGCCGTCGCGCTAAAAAAGCGGACTACGACCAAGTAGATGTAATTCCAGTTAGCGACCCTAACGCCGCAACAATGGCGCAAAAAGTTGTGCAGTATCAAGCTGTTTTGCAATTAGCTCAGAGCGCACCGCAGTTATATAACTTACCGCTCTTGCATCGTCAGATGATTGAAGTGTTGGGTGTAAAGAACGCAGCCAAACTTGTGCCTATTGAGGATGATGAAATACCAACTGATCCAGTACAAGAGAACCAAAATTTATTAACGGGTAAACCTGTTAAAGCATTTATTGAGCAAGATCATCAGTCGCATATCACTGTGCACATGGCTGCTATGCAAGACCCGAAAATCTTGGCGCTTGTAAGTCAAAGCCCTATGGCGCAAGCAATGCAAGCAGCTATGGCAGCGCATATTAGTGAGCACATTGCATTTGAGTATCGCAAGCAAATAGAAGCAACCATTGGTTTGCAGTTACCAACGGAAGAGCAGAACAAACAAATGAAACCGGATGTTGCAGCACAAGTGGCGCAGTTAACTGCACAAGCTGCTAAACAGTTGTTGACTAAGAACCAAGGCGAAGCAGCGCAACAACAAGCCCAGCAAACTGCACAAGACCCAATAGTTCAAATGCAGATGCAAGAACTTCAGTTGAAACAAGCAGACATGCAGTTAAAAGAGAAAAAACTTCAAATTGACGCAACTGAAAAAGCAGATCGTATTCGTGTTGAAGAGTCTCGTATCGCAGCGCAGAAAGAAATTGCTGCTATGCAAGTGGGCGCAACGGCGGCAGCAGCCCGTGACAAACTAGCTCATCAACAAGAAACTGAAGGAGTACGTATGGGGCTTGATGTTGCAAAACACAAAGCGCAGTTAGCACACCAATCTCACCAACAGGCGAGGCAAGCAGTACACACAGCTAAACAAAAACAAACACCTAATAAAGGAAATTGATGGACGACAAAGTACTGAAACATCTCATCAGTAAGTTAATAGAAATACGCGAAGACCAAGCTGCTTTTGTCGCTCAAGGTCGCGCTGCTGATTTTGCCGAATACCGGCACTCCTGCGGGGTAATCCGAGGGCTAAGCCTCGCAGAGCAATTGTGTAATGACCTCGTGCAACGATTGGAGACTGATGATGACGACTGAAATACTAATTGGACATGATGTAAATAACGTAGAAGCAGTAACGGCTTTGCCGGACACGCCAGAACGTAGGGCTAAGCAAGTTCCTGAGCCTAAAACGTACCACATTTTGACTGTAGTTCCTGATGCTGAGGATCAGTTTGAAAGCGGTTTGGTAAAGGCAGAAACCACTATTCATTATGAAGAAGTACTGACCTCCGTGCTGTTTGTTATGAAACTAGGCCCTGATGCGTACAAAGATGAAAAGCGGTTCCCTAGTGGCCCGTCCTGTAAAGAAGGTGATTTTGTAATTGTTCGACCCAATTCCGGCACTCGTTTGAAGATTCATGGTCGAGAGTTCCGGATTATTAACGATGACTCGATAGAGGCTGTAGTTGAAGACCCCCGTGGGATTTCACGTGCTTAAGGAGAAATAAATGGCAAATTTTAAGTTCCCAGATGAACTAGATGGTGACGACGGCGAGGATTTTGCCGTAACGCCTGTGGGGGAGGAAGTTCAAACCCCCTCCCGTAAGAAACAAGCTCAAGCAGAGATGGAAATTGAGATTGAGGATGATACGCCTCCAGAAGACCGTGGTCGTAAGCCTATGGCAACCCCACCGGAGGATGTGGATGATGACGAACTCTCCGCCTATGACGAAAAGGTTCAATCCCGTATTAAGAAGTTTACCCGGGGGTACCACGACGAACGTAGGGCTAAGGAAGAAGCCATCCGTGAACGGGAGGCCGCTGAGAACTTTGCTAAACAGGTTTATCAGGAAAACCAACGTCTCCAGCAGCAGCTTGCTACGGGTAGCGAGCAATACGTTGCGCAGGCGCAATCAGTTGCTGAGATTGAGCTGGACTCCGCTAAGAAGAAATACAAAGAAGCCTATGAACTTGGAGACCCTGACTTACTAGTCGAAGCACAAGCGGAAATTTCTCGTGCCACACTAAAATTGGACAAGGCTCAGAACCTGAGGCCTTTACAAGTTGAAGAAAAAGAGGTACAAACGCAACAAAGTTCTTCTCCTGCCAATAATCTTTCGGAGAGGGACAAAAAATGGTTGGAAAAGAATACTTGGTTTGGCCCTGATGATGAAATGACCAGCACCGCGCTTGGCTTACACCGCAAGCTGCTAAAACAAAACGGTACTGATTTTCTAGGGACTAGAGAGTATTACGAAACTGTTGACGCAACTATGCGGAAACGATTCCCCGAGTACTTCGGGAGCGATGAGGATGAAGCCCCTCGAAGAGCTTCAACACCGGACTACGAGGACGAATCTCCTCGCCGTGCTCAGAAATCAGCTACCGTTGTGGCTCCGGCTACACGTAGCACCCCGCCTAACCGTATGAAGTTAAAGGCGTCCGAGGCCTCCATTGCGAGACGACTTGGCGTCCCCTACGAAGCATACGCGAAACAGGTTGCATTACTTAAGCAAGGAGAATGAATATGGCTACTGCACAAAACCGACTTGATCGTGAACTAGATTCACGCGATAAATCTACGCGTCCTCAACAATGGCGTGCTCCGGATTTACTTCCGGTACCTAATCCCCGTCCGGGATGGGCACATCGTTGGATTCGCGTCAGTATGCTGGGGTCAGCAGATGCCAAAAATATATCTTCTTCTATGCGTGAGGGGTATGAGTTCTGCAAAGCAGAGGACTATACCGAAATGATGTTGCACGCACTCACCGAGGGACGCTTTAAAGGCAATATCGAGGTGGGCGGGCTGATGTTATGCAGGATTCCGGCTGAATTTATGGTTCAACGTAATGAGTACTACTCAAACATGAACCGCGCTCAGTCAGAGTCTGTAGATAATACGTTTTTGAGAGCAAGTGATCCTCGTATGCCTCTGTTTTCAGAGCGCAGATCGAAGACCACCTTTGGTTCTGGTTCTTAATCTTTTTGGAGTTTAAACATGGCACAAACTGCGCCCTTTCCGACGGTACCAGCCCCTTACGGGCTAAAGCCGATCAATCTGATCGGTGGTCAGGTGTTTGCCGGTTCGACTCGTTTACTCAAAGTTACTAACAGCTATAGTTCAAACATTTTCTACGGTGACGTAGTTAAGATTGTAGCGGCTGGTACTGTTGAGAAAGACGTTGGCGAAACGACAGCTACACCTGTTGGCATTTTCCTTGGTTGCGTTTACACAAACCCAACCAATAGTCAGAAAACTTGGAGCCAATACTGGCCCGCAAGTGTTACGGCTACTGATATTTATGCGTACGTCGCTGATGATCCTGATGTTCTGTTCAAAGCTGCTCTGGTCGCGGGTACAACCGAAGACGGCAACGGCTTGACCATAGCTTTCTTGGGTCAAACGATGGTTGGTTCCAACGCTGAACTTGTTCAGAACGCTGGTTCTACCGGCACTGGCGATTCAAGAGTTGGTATTTATAGTGCTGCTGGCGGTACAACTACGGCTTCGTTGCCTATTCGCATCGTTGACGTGGTTCCTGAAACTGCTAATACTTCAGGTAATTTCTGTGAGTTTATTTGCAAGTTCAACGCCCCGTACGCGGTTTCGACATACGCTGCTGGCCCTCCAGTTACAGTTACGACTGTAATGACAGGCGGACATCAGTACCTCAATCCAACCGGCGTATAAGGAGCATATTTAAATGGCTATTTCACGCGCACAACTACTGAAAGAGCTGCTCCCGGGACTGAACGCATTGTTCGGTATGGAGTACAGCACTTACGGCGAAGAGCACAAGGAAATCTACGAAACTGAGACTTCCGAGCGTTCCTTTGAAGAAGAAACAAAACTGTCTGGTTTCTCTGCCGCACCAGTCAAAAACGAGGGCAGTGCGCTTCGTTATGACAATGCACAGGAAGCATGGACAACCCGCTATAACCACGAAACTATCGCTTTGGGCTTCTCGGTAACTGAAGAAGCTATCGAAGATAACTTGTACGACTCATTGTCTGCTCGTTATACCAAATCTTTGGCTCGTGCTATGGCATACACTAAGCAAGTTAAAGCTGCGGCTGTCATTAACAATGGCTTCTCCAACACCTATGCAGGCGGTGATGGCGTGTCTCTGTTCAATGCTAGTCATCCACTGGTATCCGGTGGCTACAACAGCAATGTTCCGTCAACTATGGCTGACTTGAACGAAACTTCGTTGGAAAACGCTGTGATTCAAATCGCTGCGTGGACTGATGAACGTGGTTTGCTGATTGCTGCTAAGCCTAAAAAGCTGATCGTTCCACCTCCACTACAATTCGTTGCAACTCGTTTGTTAGAAACCAGCCTCCGCGTTGGCACTAACGATAACGACGTCAACGCATTGAAGAACAATGGTTCGATTCCTGAAGGCTATACGATCAACCACTTCTTGACCGACACAAACGGTTGGTATTTAACTACCGATGTTCCTAACGGCATGAAGCACTTTGTTCGTACTAAGTTGGCTACATCAATGGACGGTGACTTTGACACCGGTAACGTACGTTACAAGGCCCGCGAGCGTTACTCGTTCGGTTGGTCTGATCCACTAGGTATGTACGGTTCGTCCGGCGCAGCCTAATGAAAAGGGGGCTTTACCGCCCCCTTTTTTATGTGATATAAAGAAGTATTCCGGGAAACCGGTGCGAACGAATGGCTCCCGGCCTGTTACATGCATATCGTCGCACTTAACTCGCATGTGAGGACAATCTATCATGGCAGTTTCTACCACCCAAAGTATTTGGCGTTCGGGCGGCGGCGATCAGACGCGCACCGCTTACTGTGGCTCCGGCGTTATGGCCGCG